ACGTATTTGTAAAACTAGTAGCCATGCTTGCTGCTTCTTCTGTATACTTCCACTCATCTTTGCCTTGCATCTCACGCTCAAAGTCTGATACCAATGTTCCGTTAGCAACTGCTTTCATTACATCTTTGTCTAATGTAGATGTTTTAATAGGCACACCTAACTTACGAGACTTAGCAATAGCATATTGGTCAGCAACATCTGCTACTGTTCCACCTGCTTCAATGTGACCCTTAAGGTTAGGGTGCAATGTAATACCTAATTGACGGATACGCTCTTGTTGTTTCTTCAAATAATCTGTTTGACCTAAGCCAGCAACTACATACTTTAATGCTTCTGCTGCTGATATCTCAATACCATATAAGGATGCATAGGATTGCAAATCAGTAATGTCCATAGAAGCACGGCTGCCTTTACTAGACTTTAATAGTGCTTCAACATCCATGCCACCAAGAGACTTCTTTGCTACCTTTGCAGCAATAAGGAGACGGTCGGCATCTTCAAGGACAGAACCAGTATAGACTCCGTCTTTTTCTGTGCGTATTGCCTTGCCTTCTCTTTGACTTAACTCATCAAAGTATGCATCTAATTCTTCTGGTGTTGAAGCAGAACCACGTAAGTCATTAAGGTATGAATCTAGTTGTCTCTTAGCATCACCACGTGTAGTAATAACCTGATACTTGCTTGTCCTACTAACACCAGTATCACCAGCACTACTACTCTTCATTTTAATAAATGAAGTTATTGGCTGTATTTTTTTTGCTCCACTAAGTTTGGCATTTGATACTACACTTACTGTGTAGTCAGAAATCATGTCATCAAGACCTTGATACCAGTTAACCGCTGCTGCCTTTTTGGAAGTTAAATATCCAGAGTTAATTAGTTGTTTCTTTAATGCATCAATACCACCAGGACCAGCAGCATAAGCCTTTACATAAGCACTACGAGCAGCATCTGTACTGGCAAAGTCTTGAGCAATTGGTTCTCCACCTTTAGGGTCTGGCAAGGAAACAATTACTACCTGATTACCACCTGGTGCTGCAACAGAACCATTCGCATTGAGCGTATAAAGGTCATAGTTGCTTAAATAATTATTAGAACTTAGTACGGTATCAGTACCTATAGTTGCTGAGTTTTGATTAGGTGGTGCCGATTCAGATGGGTACTTGGCAAGTAATTCTTTTAACCGATTCTGAAATTTTGGTTCGACAAAAGTAATTCCTAAATCGGTATTACGCTGAAAGTAATCCTTTATCCTCTTAATCTCAGCTAGGTCAGTTGATTTTTCTTTGGCTTTTTTTTCGGTTTCTTTCTTTAAGTCTGCAGCTTTACTTTTTATTTGCAAAGCGGAAATCTTATCCTGTTCTTTTTTCTTTTCGGCATTTAGTAAAGCAAGTGTCTTTTTGTATTCCGAGGTGCCTAACTCCAACTTTGCAAGTTTTTTTTCAAGTTCGCGAATTTCTAAAAGTGCCATTATCGTATCGCCTTAAATGCATAGTAGGAATCACGGGAGTAGAAGTTCAGAATAGACTTAAAGATAGCACGGTTAGCCTCAGTAACATATAGGTCACCAAGCATTAGTTCTTGCAAGTTTGCTTCAACCTGACGCTTACGTTCCTTCTTAAGGTCTGTCTTATTAACAGCATTAACAAGGTTAGGGTTCTTGGTAAATGCAATAAAGTCACGCATAAGTTCAATCGCAAGAGACATACGTTGACGCGTTGCTGGTGGTACTGAGGTATTAATATCGTTAATAATTTGTTCAACACTAGCAAGCATTGTTTCTTCACCACCTATGTTATTGCCTCTACCAATCAATGCCTGATTAAGTAAAGGGTTAGCAGCCTTAAGCGCAGTACGCGCATCTGTTGCCTCGTTAATAAGGTTTGCACGAAGTTGTGGGTCAGACATAGTCTTTAACTGTTCCTTCTCCGCATCACCAATATCGTAATAACGTTGCTTATCTTGTGCTACTGCTAGGTCGTCATAGTATTCTTCAAGTGTTTTATCCTTGATTAAACCAGCAGCCTGAATAAAGTTATAAGAACCAGAACTAAAGTCGCCTACTTTAGGAGCAAAGATGTATGCGGCTGAGCCGTATGTATCTATCATACCTTTATTGCGGATAGCCCAGTTCTTTAATCCTTCAGTATTCCTTATAACTACCTTACTTGTTTTCTCCGTACGTGAGATAGTGTAGATAAGTTTGCCTGGGTTTTCACCCATAAAGGTAACTAATGCTTGTTCGTATGGGTCTACAACATCACCATTGTTAGTCTTAGATATACTATCAAAGAGTTCGAAAAACTCAGAACGTAGGCTAGTAATACCTACACTCTTTAAGTAGTCAGGAACATCAAGGCTTTCAGATAACTGTGGTCCTACTGGTGCAAACAAACCTAGCAAGTTACGCAGAAATACAATATTGTGTGCAGATATACGTATGTTCTTGAGGTATTCAGCCTTTTCTGCATCAGTTGCAGTCGGTGGTAAGGAAATACCATTGGCTGCATTATAGGCAATAGCCTGCTGTGCAGCAGTTACTTCTTGTCTAGACTTCTCATCGAAGCCAGTCATTGCATATATCTTTTGCAAGCCAGCAGGTACGATTGCTCTAGTAATGTTGATGTTATCACCAATGTTACCCAATGCAAATGTATCAAGGCTTTCACCTAATGCAGTACCGTATGGTTCAAGATACTTACCAATAAATGGAATCTGCTCTGGAGCCATACCAAGAAAGTTTTTAACACCAATTACGCTTAGACCAGCAATAGGACCAGAAAGTGTAGGCAACCCAGCATCCTGTGAGAATGATGGGTTGAACATACTTAACTTAAGAGTAAACTGATTAAACTGTGGCTGACGATAGTTGTCATTGCCAGTTAGCACACGCATAGTGGCATCAGTTGCCTTAAACAATATGTTATCCATAGGCATAACTACGTATGCCATGCCATTCTGGTCTTCATGGATACCACCACTAGCGTCTAAACCAAGATGCGCTAAGCGCAAACGGTACAAAGCACGTGGTGATACATCTTTAATACGATAGATACGACGGTAGAAGTCTTCTGTCGCACGATAGTAGCGACCTACTGTACGTGCAGAGTAAGAGAAGTTAGAACGAATGCTGGGGTTGTCCGCAAACTTAAGGATTGTATCTGCTGCCTCACGTAATGAGATTTCAGTAAAATGCTTTTCTGCTAAACCTTTTTGTAAATCTGCAATTCTTTCATATTCTTTACTACCCTTTAGAATATTAGAACCTTGGGTAATATTTTCAGTTAATTGACGCGTCATTTCTTTTTCTGCGCCAATATATTTCTTGCGAACAGCAACATAAGCAATGTTAATTGCTGGTTGACGGAATATACCAGTAACTTGCTTATCCATTTGTTCAAAGCCCCAGTTACCAAACCTACGGTAGATACTTTCAATGTCGCCACCAAAATCAAGAGTAGTATTAACTTCTCCTTTAATCTGGAATCCCTTTGATGCATCATGAAAATCATCTAAACTAATACCAGCAGAAGCCTGACTCCATGTTGCCTGCTTACCCGCTTCACCAGTTTTAGTTTGCATGGCTAAAGAAATTTCTTTCTTTCTTTTTCCCATGACCGCTAACAGTTCATCATTAAATACAGATAGTTCGGGTGAACCGTGGAAGGTTTCACGCATATCTAAGAAGATATTAGATATCTGACCACGAGCAATGGTTCCATCACTAAGTCCTGCTGCTCTGCCAGCCACAGTATCCATAGTATCACCAAGAAAATTACTTACTAGAGTTGGGTCATAAATAGTCCACGTCTTACTGACTGGACTAAAGACAAAACCAACTTTTTCCATGCTTTCGTTAATTGCTTTTACAAAATCATTACGATTACGTAATGCATTATGCTTCATAAATATTTGGCTAGGCGTAAAGTATGGATTATTCTTTGGAGTTACTCTGTATTTATTACCAACAAATAACTTGTACCATTTTTCATACTGTACGCCAGCAACCTGGCGTTCACTTAGTTTTGATGTGTTGACAGTTATTGTTTTACCGTACATCTTAGAACCAAGTTCAGCAAATGCATTATCCAACATTGTTGGAGTAATGATATTCTGTAATACCTTTTCACCAAACTCACCAGAAATACCAGTCCTACCAATAAGAGACTGAGCCATACCGTCAAGGGCATCAGGTGAATGCTTAAATGCCTGTAACAAATAGTTTAAGTCTTCTTTATCTCTAATGTATGGTCCATACATGTTAAGAATAGAGTTACCTACGGCTTCTCGCTTCTGTAAATTTGTAAGTTGTGAAATGTCTACGTTCTTTTCTAATGCAAATACCTCAAGAGCGTTGTAACGGGCTGCATCATTGAGCGCTTCTTCTGGATTAATTTTAATCTTTTTGCCAATTTTATCAACAAGGTTTCCTTCAGGAGCAGTGCCAAACAATAACTGCATTGAACGTTTAATTGGACCAGTGCTTAATGTAGAACCAGTAAAAGTTCTTGATACGTTAGACATTTTGCGACCCTGAAGGGTTACTAATTTTAATATATCACGTGTAGGTGCAGTCAATAAATACATTGTCATTTCATCAATAGATGAACGAATACCTAAACGTGGTAACAGTGTAAGAAAAGACCATACGTCAACTAATTTTTTAGAAAAATCACCTTGTACTGCTCCACCAACTGCTTCAATTGAAAACTTTTTTGACTTAATTTGCCATACCATTGAGCCAATTTCATTGTAAGGCAGCGCGGCGACAGCATAAGTTGCTTGATAACGATGTAAGTTACCAATATTTGTTGCAATTATATTACTTCCATCGCCAACAAGTATATGTTTTGGAACATCAGCAAGTAATTCTTTTGATACTACACGGTCTACTTTAGTTCCCATGCCAGCACCAACACTGTACTTCTGACGAAGTATTGTGGCAATTAATTCATCGCCTTTAGCATGTCCACCAAGACCCATTGAATACATAGTTGCAGCATCAAGGTTACGAAGTATAACAAACTGTTGGTCAACACTTGCAGCAAGGAAGTGTTCTGTCAATGTCTGTGCCATATCGCGTGGAAGAATCTGACGCGCACGAATTGTAAAGTTTTCAGCAGTACGTGCTGCACCTAATCCGACTTCTACTTCTCTTCCCAAAGGAGAACGAGAAGCAAGTTTTCCAATTTTTCTCCAACCGCGAATTTCAGCAGTTGCTTCTTGAATAATCTTTGTATCTTTTTGTTGCAATACTTCAGGTCGAGCAAGTAAATTATAAATTGGTTCTGTTGCTATATCACGCTCAGCAGCAGTACGACCTTTAGTAGTTTTACCAGCAAAAGTCTGTGAAGTAGTAGCGTTAAAAACGCTATCTAAATACCTAGATAAACCATCATAAAGATTGCGGCTAGTCCTAGCGACAACAACACCATTACGGGAATAACTCATTCCATTTACGCGTCCAGCCATAAGATAGTTTAAGTTTTGCGCGCTAGTAAAATACTTTTCTGCTGCGGCTGCATTGTAAACTTTAGCACTTGGCTCCGTAAACGCTTCGATAACTATACGGTCTGCATAACCAGGAAATCTTTTAGTAATTTCTTCAAAGGCTGCACCTTTTTCACCTTTAGTAGGTGCTTCAGCAAACTTCTTAACTAATGGTCCGATACCGTTATCCCATAGGTTGGTTAGTTCTGGGTTGTTTTTGAATGCGTCTGAAATAACAATGTTTATTGGTTCGTTTTTATTAAGGCGTTGTGATATTGTTGCAGCAATTCTGTCACCTTTGGTAACACCTTTGCTAAGACCACCGCTTATCCATGTTAGTGGGTCAACTGCAATCTGATATATAAAATCAACTTTGCCAGATAAACCTCTAGCAAAAGAACTAGGCTTTGTATAAACACTAGGGTTGCCATCATCATCAAGCATACGAGCAAGGTCACGACCTGGGCTAATCTGTGTAAACTTAATACCTTCAAGTACTTCCTTAAAAGCATCTGGGTCGTTGTATGCTTTCTTGATTGACTCAAGCAAGTTGTTATCAACACTACCGTATGCCTCAACAATTTCTCCAGGTGTTTTACCTGCAAGTAATCCCTTTGCAACTTCAACATCATACTTACCAAAGTAATCTGTTGCTTCTTTTAGAGCACCATTGTCGTAAAGACTACGACCATCCCAACCATCTGTCCAAGTTTTTTTAGAAAATAAATCTGCACCTTGTTGAACCTGACGACCAATAGCATATGGTAAATTAACTATACGGTTGTAGGCTCCGCCTATTTTGAATAAACCAATAAGTGGGGAAGCGGCAAGTTTAGCAGCACCAACAAAAACACCCTGTACTCTGTCAGCAACCGTCTCAGGCGGTTTCATGTAATCGGCTTCTTTGAAAAGAAACTTTAATTGGTCTTGAATACTAGAGTCAAGTGAGTCATAACTTTTACGTGCAGCCTCATTGCCTAACTTTGCAAGTTCACGATGTTGGTTAATTGTATAACTCATCTGTTCTACTTGATTAATTTGTTTAGGGTCTAAGTTAGCATTCTTAGCGGCACTGTAAAGGTTAGGTGAGACTAAAGCAACAACAGGACTAATTTTATACATTAGTACCCGTTGTCAGTAAGTTGTCTGTAAATTAACTCTGAGTCTCCTGATGCGTCAAATTGTACAAGTTGACGAATAGTATCTACAAGTGACGGTGCATAATTAGGCATACCGCGCATTGCTTCTACTCCTGGTCCAGCACCAAATGGATTGCCAGAAGTAACAGGTTCATCAGGACGCGTTGAAGGCGCACTTAATGGAGTAATGTCCATAGTAGGAAAAGGATTACCAGCCATAGATGCAAAACTTTGCATGTCGTTAACTTCTTTGTTTTGACCGTATGGCATACCAGTGTATTCTTTAATTGGTTGTGTCATTCCGTCAATGGCTCCGCCATCTGTACGCTTTGATAAAGAACCTGGACCTGAAACTGGTGCTGGGTTTGCTGGTTGCTTGTATCCGCCGCTGCCTGGTCCAACCATTAGTCATCGTCCTCTTCTTCTAAATGATTTGATATATCTTTATTGCTTATTGTTTCTATCCAGTCAGGATAACTGTCTTTAGTGGCAAGAAGCCACAATGCATTTTCTACAGTAAAGCCAGCCCTACGTAAAGACTTATAGTATTCATTCAACCAAATTGAGTGCTGGTCTAATTTTGAGTAAGTTTCATCTGCAACGGTTTTCTTTTTTCTAGTTGCCATTAGTTACTCCTTAAATTGCTCGTTGTCTTTGTACTGTGGCTCCGCCACGTACTGCGCCTGTGCCTGTCATTGTTGCCAACATTGTTTGTAAATCTGGTCTTCCTTGTATCTGTCCCTCTGACATTGGAGAGCCTCCTGCTGGAGGGGCTTCAGGAGCAGCGGGGACAAGTTGCTCAGACTGTGCTTCCGCACCAGCAGGAGGATTCTTAGGCTCAAAGACTTCTTCAATAATGTCTTCAATTGCTTTACCTTTTTGACGACCCTTGATTGTTTCAGCAATCTTGCGTATCAAATCAGATGGGTCTTGTCCCTGAGCCGCCATCTGTGGTATTGCCTGAGTCATTGCAGCCAATGAGCCAATAAGCGCGTCGCGCATTTTCTCAATTTCAATCTTCTCTTGTTCAAGAGTTACATTGACATTGAAAGGTAGTTCCCGCATAGCCATATCCTTGGAAATTAAACCGCCACCAAGTGCTTGTAGCATAAAGATAAGACCCTGTGCTGGGTTAAGTCCAGCCAACATTCCATAACGAACATCTGCTGAGTAGTCACCCTTAATGTCTTTGCTAGGTGTGTACTCCAAAACATAAGGAGAACCAGCATCAACACCACGAATGGTCTTAGTTACATTAAATAATTTTTCATCTACCTGAAAGCAAAGTGAAATTACATCAGATAGTGCTGTTGTAAAGATTGCTTGAGCAGATTTAATTTGTGTATCAAATGCTCCCAGTAATGCTTGTATACCCTGTCCAGTAATAACACTTGCATTAACGTTACCAGTACGAGACTCTGGGTAACGTGCTCCAACACGAAGTTCTTGGTTTAGTATTTCTTGTTGTGTAAATGCACCTTGCGGTAGCGATAGTTCTACACGTCGTACACCCGCTGGGTTAGCCGTACGAATAACAGCATCTCCACCAAGTTGTAGTTCTTGAACATCGTTAGGTAGGACAATTGGTGCTTGTACTGACTTCTCTGCTGCTTCCATTGCAAGTAATGCAAATCGGTTACGGAGCAACTGAATACCAAGTACGTCATCAAACTGTCCACGCAATTCACCATCCACGCCAGGACGGCGTGCAATGATTACATTCATCTTACCAAGTGGGTTTACCGCTTGCGATAGAAGCATGTTATTACGTGAAGGTAAATACAAGATAGATTGGTCTTTGTCATAATAGCGAATCATCTCTATCATGCCATTGAGTTCTTGCTTGTATCCCATTTTTCCTAATAGCGCAGACTCATGCTCGGGGAACTGGGAAACCAGTTCTCCTAGTGTCATTGAGTATCGCTTTGCAAAAGCAACGCAGCGTCCATAGCGGTCAAATTCGGGATAAGCCCCAATAGGATTTTCTAATCGGATACGTGGTTGTTGCAATTCTTCGTCCAGTTCAATAACGAACGGAAGAAATCCATATGTTACATACATGTCTGCGCCGTTATACATCTGTACTTGCAAGTCTGAAAGACGGAAGTAGTTAGATGCAATACGAGTACGCTTGTCAGCAAACGTGCGAGCACGGTCAGAGGTTTGATTAGCAGCAGAACAATTGACAGCAGGTAACGGTGCAATAACTTCTGCAAGGTCACGTGCCACAATGTCAATAAAGTTTGCTACTACGTTCTGGTCAATACCATCTGGAAAAAAGTTAGGATAGACCTGGCTAATTTTGCCTTGGCGCACCATCTGTACGTCACCGTTGCGCTGGTCACGACTATGTGCTCGGTAGCGCAAAGTTTGTACTCTTGCGCCAATCTGGTCTATTGATA